GAAGAAGAGAAAGAGGATACAACCGGGAAGGGAAGAAAAACCAAGGATGCTTAAAATTGATGTAATATGACCTACAAGGAATACATAACTGCTACATTATCCAAGTTCTATATATCTCCGGAAGAGATTGATGTGATAATGTTGAATCAGAATATTACGCCGGATGAAGATGTAGACCCCAAGATTGCCAAAATGGCGATGTACAAGGAGTTTTCACAAATCATTCCGGTAGCGAATATGAGCGAGGGGGGAGCATCCACATCATGGAACATGGAGAGTGTTTTGTTATGGTATTCCTTGTTAGCGTCTGAACTCGGAGAACCGGACATGACAAAGGAAAATAACACAATTAAGGACTATTCAGCGTATTATTGATGTACAATTATCCGGACAAAATAGAGTTATCAACGTCAAGCTCAGGAGGAGGAACACCTGGTTCGATTGACTATGATGGGAACGGAGACCCGATATTCGGAGGTGGAGACAGTGGAGGAGGAGAAGACGGTGGAGGGTTTGAGTTTTTGTCCGATTGCCGCATTGAGGAGAACAACTCATATTCGCTTAGCGGGACTTATATCTATTCTTTCAACGTCTACCTGCCTAAATCTTTTGATGCTAGAAAGCTGCCTAAAAAAGGGGCAACAATAAGATTGACAAAGAAAGATAAGACCGTGAACGAAGTTGAGGCTACGGTAGTCGATAGCCGATCGACAAAATTTAACTACGTGATAAAGACATGAAAAGCGGATTATCATATAGTAAAAACGAGTTTAATCAAGTTCTTGGCATACTTGATGAATCAATTGGCCGTGTGGAAGAGGCAATAAAATTCACATTGAAAACCGTTGTCGGGGGAAAGGCTGTAGCTCATGCGAAATCATACGGAAATTTCACAGACCGGACAGGTAATTTGCGCAGTTCAATCGGTTATGTGCTGGCAAAAGACGGTGATATTATTGATGTAGGAGGATTTGAATCTATTTCAGGTCCGGAGGGAAACAATGGAGAAGGTATAAGTGAGGGGAAAAAATACGCGGAAGAGCTTGGAAAGTCTTCCGGCTCAGGATACACACTTATCATCGTTGCCGGAATGAATTACGCAGAGTATGTCGAAGCAAAGGGATATAATGTCTTGACTGAAACCGAATCGTATTTAGTAAGCCAGATAAATGACGTTATCGACAGGATATTAAAACAAGCAGGATTCAAGAAATGAAAAAGAGCGAGTTGGAAACGGAAGTATATAATCTTCTGAAAAACTCTAATTTAAGAGTTTTTAAGGAAGATACACGCGACCCTAATTATAGGGGAGAATACATCGAAATCCTTCCGCTTGAATTTGGCGAAGAAAGATTGTTCAATTCTTCTATCGTAAACGTCAATATCCATATCCCCGATGTACAAGGCATAAAGAACTCCAAACGGCTTGATAGTGCTTACAACGAGATAAGGCCGATATTCCGAAGAAATAAAGACGCGACAGGTCAGTATTACACGAATTACAGTGGATTCCAGTTTTCCATTGTGTCAAGCAAGGATTACAAGGAAGACAACGGTACGCATTTCAGAAATTTAAGAGTAAAAGTAACTTATTTAAATCTATAATTATGGCAGATAGAGTTGTATATGGCATTAAAAGCCTAAAGTTTATGCCGGCAGTTACAACCGGAGAAAATGCCGGTTCTTTTCCGGACTTTTCCGAGTCATTAGCATCGTTATACGACATGAAAATGATTGTTCCCGATTCATTCAACATGAATCAGGAAGATCCGGAAAAATTGGATGTTGAATGGGAAGAGGTGGAAGACATTGCTATGAGCATACAGACGCGAAAAGGCACACGCTCATTTACGGTGTCTACGAATGATATGTCGGAAGAGGCATTTAAATATTTCCTTGGGTGGCAAAAGCCGACAGAAGAAAGTGACCCGAACAAAGACTGGGAAGTTGAGCCGGTTTCTTTCATGTTACCTCCGCAGGCTGTGGAATTGGAAACCATGCCAGCCGATAAATATCCCGGTATTATCCGGCAGTGGGCAAAAGTTGAAGTCGTTGTAAAAGAAACCGGTGTTGTGGGAAAATCCGGGTTGTCTAACCTCGAATTGACCTGTACCATCATGGCGAATTTCAATAAAGACAACAAGCAGATTCCGGGTTCGAGAAGAAAACAGGTGGTTTCCGCCTAATTACTAATGAGGGGGAAATAAATCCCCCTCTAATTTTATAGACATGGAAACATTAGAGCAACAAGTAGCAAAAGAAATAAATGAAAAGGACACGGTAATACATATTGGAGGCGAGGAACTGAAAGTAAAACCGCTCACACTCGGTCAGATTATTGATATATCAGCGGAGATAGCAGAGCTAAAAGGCATTTCGGAGGAAGACCAAGGGAAGGACGTGCTGACGGTAATGTTAGACCACCTTGACGATCTCGAAGTGCAATTGAACATCGCCCTTATCGTATTATATAGAAATGAAGAGGACAGGGTAGAGAACAAGAAGTTTATCCGTAACAATCTCGATGAAAAGGCAATAACCGAATTGCAGGAGTTGTATGTGGAACGCCTGAACTCTCCTTTTTTTTTGACCAATATAATTTTCCTTCAAGGTTTGAATCTGACGAAGAAGACAAAAACGACAGTCCTTGGGCAATAATATTCGGCGCCATGAAAGGCCTAGGGTTAAGCTATCATGAAGTGTTGCATGAAATAAGCTGGCTAAACATCCAAATGTTATTAAAGTGCCAACCCTCCTACTCCACCGATAAAGACAAACCGAAACAAGTACACGCAAGTCAAATATTTTAAATTATGGCAGACGGACAAATGAATATACGTGTCAATGTTGATTTGAACGACATGAGGCGCAAGGCGGAAGAATACCGGAAAGAAGTAACAAAGATGGGTGTGATAACCGATGAATCCGGAAATGTTATCAGCACGGCATGGATGCGAATGAAACAAGCTGCTACGGCATATCTTGGAATGGACATAGTAAAAAGAATAGCTATGACACGTGGCGAGTTTCAGCAATTGGAAGTTGCATTTAAAACTCTTTTAGGAGCAGAAGAACCCGCCCTAAACCTTATGAATCAATTAGTCGAAACAGCCGCTACAACACCTTTTGATTTAAAAGGAGTAGCAGACGGTGCAAGGCAGTTGCTTGCATACGGATTTGCTGCTGATGAAATAAACGATACTCTTATAAGATTAGGAAATGTAGCTGCCGGTCTTGGATTGCCGCTTGAACGTTTAACATACCTATATGGAACAACGGCTGTACAAGGTCGATTATATGCAAGAGATATGTTACAATTCCAGTCGTCTGGTATACCTGTCCTTCAAGAGCTTTCTAAGATGTATGGAAAGACTACAAGCGAAATAAATGACATGGTGACGGCCGGAAAAATTGGGTTTGATGACATTAAAAAAGTATTTGAGGGAATGACAAACGAGGGGGGTAAATTCTATGCCTTGATGGAGGGTCAATCAAAAACAATCATAGGTCAAATATCAAATCTTGGTGATGCGATAGATATGATGTTTAACGAAATCGGACAGGCGAATGAAGGTATTATTTCCGATGCAATTTCTGGAGCTTCATATCTTGTTGAAAATTACGAAAAAGTATTAAGTATATTAAAGGTACTTGTTGCTACCTACGGAACATACAAAGCCTCATTGATAGCCGTAGCTGCTGCGCAACGTGTATCCGTTACGATTCAAAATATCTCTGCATGGATTTCCCTTGCTAAAGCGATCCGGACGGCAAAAGATGCCCAGATTGCTTTCAATCTTGCTACAAAGGCAAATCCTTACGTTTTATTGGCTACAGTCCTAATTGGTGTTGGTACAGCCTTATATCAGTTCACAAAGAAAACAGATGCTGCAACTGATGCTCTAAAGAAATTCAATGAAGAAAGTAAAAAAAATGCAGATGATACAGCTACATTTATAACTATTACAAGGGACGAGAACCAATCCATTGCTGCGCGACAACTTGCATTAGATAGTTTAAGAAAAATGTATCCAGGTTATTTTGATAACATGAATTTGGAGGCTTTAAAGGTGATAAATCTGACAGAATTAAATAATCAACTTGCAAAAGCGACCAGAGAACGATCAAAAGCACAATCTGAAGAAAGTATAAAAGAAACAGAAAAAAGTATTAATTCAATTAAGCAGCAAATTGACTTTCTAAATAAAAATGCCGTACAGGGGCGTGGTGAAAGATTAATCAGAGCCAATAAGCAACTTCAAGAATTACAAGACAAGTTGGCCGGACAGCATTCTATATTGAATAAAGTAAATTCTGATATAAAAGCCCAGGAAGACGCCGAACGCCGGGCAAAAGAAGAAGCGGAAGCACATGCAAAATCTGTAGAAAAAACCGTAAAATGGTATGAAGAACAAATAAAAACCCTCAAAGAAGCTCAGGAAACATCAACAACAAATAAACAATTCAATGACTATCAAAAACAGATAGACCAGCTTACAAAAGAAAAAGAAACTATAACCGGAGCTTCTAAAGCTACCCAAAAAGCAGAGGAAGAAAGAATCAAAACAATCAAGCAAATTGATGAAGAACTTCTCTTTCTCCGTAAGCAAAACCAGCAAGCCCAAATCGACCTTATGCAGGAAGGTACAGAAAAAGAACTTGCACAAATCCGGTTAGACTATCAGGAAAAGATTGCTGAAATTAAAAAACTTGCTGACGATTGGGCGGCAAAACAAGGCGGAACACTCACGACTGAGCAAACAGTGCAAATTTCTACGTCTTATTCTACTGTAAAGCGAAAAAGAGGACAAGACGAATCTGATGTGTACAAAAAACAGACCGATGAATTAAACGAACTTTTAAAACAATATCAGTCATACCAGCAACAACGCCTTGATATAGAAAGAAAATATAATAAAGATATTGAAAAGCTACAAGAAGAACTTGCAAAAACAACAGAAGAAAGCGAAAGAAACAGGCTTGAAGAATCCATCCGGGTAGCAAAAGAAAAAAAGAAAACCGAATTATCCGGACTTGACCTTGAACAATTTCAAAAAGAAATCGACTGGTCATCTGTATTCGGTAATCTTGACAAATTATCTACTGATGCTTTAAAAAAACTCCGGGACAAAATAAAGGAATACCTTTCTACGGTAGATGATTCTATTAGTAAAGAAGATTTTAAAACTGTTGTTGATGCCTTTGAAAACCTTGACGCAACTATTACAAACAGAGAGCCTCTTGAAGAATTAGTAAGCGGATATAGAGATTACAGAAAAGCAGTAGAGGAGGTTACAAAGGCAAAAAAAGAGATGGATAAAGCTGACAATCCAGAGGCAAAAGAAAGAGCTGTAAAAAATCTTTCCGCTGCTGAGAAGAAAAGAGCTGAATCCCTTAGTAAAATAACACAATCCGTTAATGCAATAGGACAACAGGGTCAGCAAGTAATTTCTGCCGGGAATGATCTTGTAAATATGCTTACTAATTTAGGCATTGAAATCCCTGAATCTATTTCTGGAGCATTAAGCGGATTGGGACAGGTAGTGGATGGATTAGCAGAAATTGATATAACCAAGCCAATGAGTGCTGTAACTGGTGTAATTCATACATTAGCAGGCGTTACAAAAACGATTGGCAGTATATTCGGGTTAGGATCAGATAACGGAGTAGCACAATATAAGGCGTTAAGAGAACAACTAGAGGCTATAAATGATCTATACAAAAAAATCATTGATAAATCAAAGGAAAAAATTGTATTTGGAGGTGGATTTGCATCGGTAGAGGCAGCGAAAGAAGCTAACGAAGCGCTAGAAAAGCAAATAGAAAATTATAGAAGATTAGCGGAAGTAGGAGGTAAAGCAGGATCAAGTGCAGGCTCACATAGTTATGCTTACCGGGCCAACGAAAGGCTTAAGAAATCATGGAATGATATTTCAAAGTCTATAGGACAAAATATTTCCAGTGTACAACAAATGTATAAATTATCCGGGGAACAGTTAGAGATTATACGAAGAGATTTCCCCGAAGCGTGGAGTAAAATACCTTCTGAAATAACTGAAAATTTAGATGCAATCATTGACTGCAACGATGAAGCCAAGGAACTTGCTAACACATTGCAAGAAGCACTAACTGGCATATCATTCGATAGTTTTTATAATGGATTTATTGATTCACTTTCGGATATGGATGCTTCATTTGAAGATATGTGTGATGACTTTGAAGGATATTTGCGAAAATCGATTATAGCCGGTCTAATCGCAAGTCAGTACAAGGGAAGAATTGAAAATCTGTATAAAAGTTGGACAGAAGCAGCAGAAAGCGAAAATAAGATTACTGAAAGAGAAGCAAAAAAATTGAGGGATGATTATCAGGATATAATCCAAGATATGATTAAAGACCGGGATAATTTGGCTAAAACTTTTAATTGGGAAGGTTCTCCGGAAGAATTAAAACGCCAAACCGGCACCATATCCGAAACAATTACGGAGAAAACTGCAAATGAATCAATGGGAATATGGAGAGGTTCCTACGATACATTAAAAGCTATCAGCCAGCAGACAACGATATTTCATGAAACATACAAGTCTACAATGGCCACATGCAACTCCATACTGAACACGATAGCGAGGAATACCGGAGAAACGGCGAATAATACTTCCGTCTTGTCTGATATGCACAACACATTGAAAAACATGGACGGAAGACTACGAACAATTGAAAGTGAATCAAGTAAAAGATACGCAAGATGACGGATTTTTATTTTGAATAATTCTAAATAATAATTATATTTGCATCAGTATGTGATGACACATACCACCCAACACCGGACGGCATGGCAGAATATTATATTAATAATACTCCTATTTCCCAATTCGGGATAATTCCAACAAAATCAAATGGCAATATTGCCATTTCTGGATGCTTCAATCTTCCGAAAAGAAAAGGGACTACTTACTACGATTGGGTTACAGACAACAGCGTGGAGCCTTATGTGGAGAGTGAAGATATGGATTTTGACAGCCGGGATATTTCAATAACAGGAAATATCGTGTCTGATTCTGACTCTTCTCTTCCTTTAATAAATGATTTCATGAACGAGTTGCCGGAGTTATTTACGTTGTCATGCAAATGGGGAAGCTGGAGTGTAAAATGCAAAAGTACGACCATCGAAACCTTTACAAAATCGGCTTGCAAAATAACGATTAAATTCATAGAACCTCTTGTTAATTTATCTGGGACACTCCCCTCTCCTACCGAAAACGGGGAGATTGACGGATACAAATGGACTTCTTTCGGATTATATCTGAAAGAAATATCAAACTATCAGGGAATCGGTGCGCCAAAATCGTTGAGCACAACCCAAAATCCGTCTTATTCACTTTATTCAAAAGGAGGGCAAGAGAAGACGGAGATAACCGTTTCCGGTATGATAATAGCTGAAAATACAGAGCAATTCAAGGAGAGAATCAAATCATTATATGCCCTATTTGGGAAAGCCGGAATAAGAACTATCAATTACAGAGAAAGAGAGATTAAATGTTTTTGCACGAATGGATTTTCTGTACAAAACGTTTTTTCTATCGGGAAAGTATACGCTGATTTCAGTTGCAAATTAATCGTAATATCGAATGAAAGGATATAGCATATATAGAGATAATACCGTTATTTACGAATTTGTCGTTGATGATACCATCTCGAAGTCATTAAGCGGAAATAAATATGTTTCGTTCACTATTTCGTCAAAGAATGATCTTGACTTAAAGATAGGCGACTATGTTTTAGTCGGGAATGAAAAGTACGAGATTTTCGAGCCTATTGATATAGAGGAAAGTAACGGAGTGTTTACCTATCCGCTTACGTTCTATTTTCAAGGATATAAGCTGAACAATTCCATCATGACGGACGAAGGAGCGACAACATTTGCCTACCATGGAGAGGTCAGCGACTTCATGACATTGCTGATTGATTCCTTGAACGAGGACTATCCGGAATTTACCCTTGGAACCATTCAGAACGGAAGTATCCTTGATTTGAGTTTTGATAATAGTAATTGTATGGCCGCACTTCAAACGGTATGCGAGAATGCCAAAATGGAGTGGGATATTACGGGCACTATCATAACCGTAAAGAGCAGAATCGGAGAAGAGACTGACCATGTATTTGAATATGGGAGGAACAAAGGTAGCTATTCAGTAAAACTCGCAAAGGTCGCAAACGCTTCCATTACCACACGAATGATAGGTAAAGGAGGTACATTAAATCTGCCTGCCGATTATGTTTCTCCGGATAGCCCCAAGCGGTTGAATCTGGGCAACGAAGTTCTTGAAAAGAATGTAAACAAATACGGCAAAATTACGGGTGTATATATCAATGAAAACATCTATCCACGCCTGATTAACAAGACGGTGTTAGGTGTAACGATACCGGATAATATTGAAGAAGCCGGAAGCTGGAAGATAAAACTCGATATTCCTTTTAACTTATCTGATTATTATGCAGATAACGAGGTTCCGGTTGTAAAATTTCAGACAGGAGATTTAACCGGGTTGGACTTTGAGATAGTGGAAAACAGCTGGAACAATACCGACAAGACGCTTTCAATTATCGTAAAAGAGGAAGAAGACGGGTATTATCTTCCGAATGCAAACAGACAGCCACGTGTCGGAGACGTGTTTGTCCTCCTTAACATCAATATGCCGCAATCTTACATAGATGAAGCAATACAGGAATTGAGGGAGGCAACACAAAATGAGCTGAACAAAAAGTGTGAACCGCAATACGCCCCGTCTCTATCAGTTCAAAAACACTATATCAGGAAGAAAGGAATATCACTGAATATCGGTGATGGAATTACCGTAAAAATAGGCAGCCGGAATATCACGACAAGAATTATCGGTACTACTGAAACAAGCGATGATATAAGGGTTGAATTGGGCGACCAGATGCTTTATACCTACGACACTAAGGTAAATAATACAATAGAGCAGATACAATTCATCTTAAAGCAGCTTATCAATATAGATGATATAAAAAGGCTCTTCTATAACCTTATCAATGCGTGGTATCCGAAGTGGTTCAATCAAAAGTTACATAAAGACGCGGACGTTGAATTTAATTCTGTGAAAGCGGCTGAATTAGTCCAATCCGACAATTTCTCATCCAAGAATTTCACCTCCGGAGCGTTTGGTAGCGGACACAGAATAAAAGACGGGAATGCTGAGTTTCAGAATCTGACGGTAAGGGGGCAGTTCAGTGTGTTTGAGTTTCTGATACAGCAGGTAAAGGCAATCGGCGGGAAGTTTTGTGTCTCTCCGGCAGCTATAAAGACGGGAAGTGTAGAGGAGACAGAGAATGGGTACAAGTGCTTTTTCAATACTGACAGTGGGACGATAATGAATCCTTTCGTAGTGGGCGACCAAGCTTTTCACCAAGTTTTTGACGGGCAGAAAATGAAAAGGTATTGGCGTCTTGTCACGGAGGTAGGCGCGGATTACTTTGTCTTGTCAAAAACGGATTGTGAGGAGAATAGCGGCATTCCGGAGGCTGATGAAGAAATAGTATTATTAGGAAACCGGACAGACATAAACCGCCAATCCGCGATAATGATTTCGGCGTATGACAACAATTCGCCTTACATTGCTTTCTATGCTGGGATAAACTCCTATTCTTTTGAAGGGAAAGAACCGATGCGGACGGGTAATTTGAATGGCATAGTGGATGAAGATTTCGGGCAGTTGACAGGATTCGGATTGTATTGTCAGAACGTTTACATGAAAGGGGTATTCCGTTTATTGTCCGGCAAAACGGTGGAAGAGTCCATCGGAGACGTGCAGAGTAATCTGGACAACCTACAGGTAGGAGAAACCAATCTCCTTGACAATAGTAACAAGGGATGGAAGAATAGTGATTATCTAACAGCGAAAATTTACTTAGGAGATTACAAACCCAAAGAAGGAGAAGAATGTACAATTGTTATTAAAGGGAAATTAGGAACTGATAAAACATATTTTGGCATATTTAATTCAGGTGGTTCGGCTAGGTTACTTAACATTTTCCCAAATGAGTTTAATTCAGATAATATTGCAATAGAAACATTTAAGTGGACATTAGTAAATGGATCATATATTGCTGCTAATAAATTCATTAATATATATGCATGCGAATCAAGTGTAGTTGCAGAATCTGAAATAGAGTGGGTAAAACTAGTATTAGGCAATAAAACTTCGCTATTGTGGACTCCCTCCATTAACGACCAAAAACAGCACGCCATAGATGTAGCGGCAGCCGAGGCAGCCTTGGCAGAAACAAGGGCCAATGCTTACGCAGACGGTATTGTAACAGAGGCGGAGCAGAACGCAATAAACGAGGCGCAGGCGAGATTGGATGCGTTACAAATCGGCTCCGTAAATCTCATTTCAAAAAAAATGATGTTGAAGTGGAATG